AGGCTGGTGGATGGGGTGCTAATATAGGAACCGGTTGTGAAACAGTACAGTTCTTTGATAGATGTAAGTTTATCTTGAATACTACTGGTGATATTAATGATAATGGTATTACTACATATAATGAGGCAGATAATATATCTGACGAAGTGTGGATTAATGGTAAGGCATTAACATTACCTAAATACTTAGGCTTAAAATAAAAAACATGGAAGTTTTAAACATAAATTAGTGTATAGTATTACGCAATAAAAATAAAAAGGTATACAATGACTGAAAAGACAATACACGTTCCGGATTACGATGGAAGTGACCGAAGATTAAATGCAGACTGGCATCAAACAAAAGGATTGTCTTTATCAATAATAGGATTATTATTAGTAAACATAGTATCTACTGTTTGGTGGGCAGCCACTTTAACTAATGATGTAACACAAATTAAAGAAGCCCCCGATCTATTGGAAAGAGTAATTAAGATGGAAGGTAAGTTAGAAGCTTATGATACAGTACTTACTAGACTATTATCAGTAATAGATAAACTAGATAATACAGTAGATAGAATAGATAGAGAACAAGCTAAGCGTGGTCCTATTGTGTATAAGAAGAATAAAAGGAATTAAATAAAATGGATTTAAAAAGAGATGAGATTAAGTATGTAAGGGATTTATCCAAGAGCGCGTATAAAAAAGCAAATGCTTGTTATATATGTGGTGCGGAAGAAGAATTACAATTTCATCACTTTTATTCAATGACTTTGCTTTGGGCAAAGTGGAAGAAAGATGAAGGTATACGTATTAATAGTGTGGAAGATATATTAAAGTATCGTGAGATTTTTAAAGAAAAATTTCAAGATGAAATATATAATAAAACTATTACGTTATGTAAGTTTCATCACATGGATAGGCTACATAAAGTCTATGGAAAAGTACCAGCACTAATAACAGCCCCTAAACAGGAACGTTGGTGTGACAAACAAAAAATTAAATTTCAGGAGAAATAAATAATGGCAATACAATCAAAAAGCAAAGATAAACTTTTAGTAATGAAAGACAAGGTTTCAGTAGAAGCTACAGCAGCAGTTTTAGTTGGTGGAACAAATATCTTAGCAACTACTACATACTCTATACCAGCATATGATGAAAATGGTAACATTTTAGGCTACATCGCGTTATTTGATACAGCTACTCTAGTATAAGGTTAGTATCATGGTTAAATGGATAGATAGTATATTAGAAAAACTAAATCCAGCTCAGCCAGAAATAGTAGACGATTTTGGGCAAGATATCGCACCCTCAAAGAATCACTATAATAACCAGAAGGCTTATAACACAGTTGGTACTGTTGGTAGAGGAGTTGATTTAATAGTTGATTCCGCGGCTGGCATTAAGATCGATGTTGGGGAAATACAAGATTGGTTCACTTCTGAAACAAGAATTCGGAAGAAAAAACTAAATCAGTTACTCAATTTCAGACCTAATCCGTATCATAGTGCAGATGTATTTTTTAGAAATATATACACAGATTTAGTACTTGAAGGAGATGCATTTATATACTTTGATGGTGTATATTTATATAATCTTCCAGCACTTAAAACTGAAATTATTACGGATAAGAAAACTTATATAAAAGGATATACATATGGAAATACTTCTTTTAAACCAAATGAAGTAATACATATTAAAGAAAACTCTGGAGATTCCATATATGAAGGAAAATCTAGATTAGATTCAGTGAAAGCAAACATTAACTTATTAATGAGTATGAATGACTTTCAGAAGAATTTTTTTGATAACTCAGCAGTACCTGGTATTATTCTTAAAACTCCTAATCCTTTATCGGATAGAGTTAAAGATAGAATGGTTCAGCGTTGGATGTCAAAATATAACCCGCGTAGTGGAGGCAAAAGACCACTAATATTGGATGGTGATTTCTCAGTTGAATCATTGTCAAAATATAACTTTAAGGAACTTGATTTTTCCGAAAGCATTAAGACGCAAGAAAGCGCGATACTTAAAGCTTTAGGTGTTCCACCGTTATTACTAGATTCTGGTAACAATGCAAATATTAATCCAAACTTAAGAATGTTTTACATTAACACAGTAATGCCGTTAGTAAATAAAACTATACAAAGCTTGGAATACTTCTTTGGCTATGATTTAAAAGCTATAGAACAAGATGTATTAGCACTACGACCAGAACTTAGAGAATCTGCCAATTATTTTAGTACTTTAGTTAATGCTGGTATTATAACTAGAAATGAAGCTAGAGATAAATTGAGATTTGAAGTATCAGATAGTGAAATAGCTGATGATTTAATACTTCCTGCTAATATAGCTGGTAGTAATGTAGATTCAACACAAGGAGGAAAACCTCCCAGTAAAGAGGACCCTTAAATTATGAAGATAAATAAAAATATGCACCTTACATCAACATTTAAAGTGAAAGCCATAAGTGAAGATAAAGAGAGTGTGAAAATTGAAGGATATGCAAATACCACTACTAAAGATAGAGCTGGTGATGTAATTATTGAAGAAGCATGGGCAAAGGGAGGATTAGATAATTATCTTAAAAATCCAATTGTACTTGCTTTTCATAATCACGAGAAACCTATCGGAGAAGTTACTGAGTATAGCATTAATCAACAAGGTCTACGAGTTGTAGCAGAAATCAGCAAGTCCGCTGGTGATGTTTATAACTTAGTAAAAGAAGGAGTACTAAAAGCTTTTTCAGTAGGGTTTAGAGTCAAAGATGCCGACTATGATTCTGAAACTGATATCTTTGTTATCAAAGATCTCGAACTATTTGAAATTTCAGTAGTTAGTGTTCCAGCAAATGCCGAATCTGTATTTTCTGTAAAGAAAGCCTTTGAAGACGAAAACGAGTATAGTAAGTTTAAACACTTATTTAATAATGAAAATATCCAGGATCCAGAAGTAACTAAAGCAGTTATAGAAGATACTGAGAATAAAGGAGAAGAACCTGTGGATAAAGATAAACTTTCTTTAACGCCTCAAGAAATTGAAAAATTGCAAAAAGATGCAGTTGAAAAAGCATTTGCTGCTAAAGCGGCTGACGATAAGAGAAAAGAAGAAATTTCAACTATCGCAACTAACGCTGGAACATCCGGTGCAGAACTATTAATAAAAGAACTAGAAGATAGACTTTTAGTAAAAGAAAATACAGTACAGGAAACTTTAACAAGTTTACAAACTGAACTTAAAGAAAAACAAGATGAAATCATTAAGCTAACTAATAGCAAAATGACTTTCCAAGATAAACGCTCAAACGTTCAAGTTAAGCAAGCTGAAATCGATAAATTCGTTTTAACTTCTAAAATTATGAACAAGAGTATTGCAGAATTAGATGCATATAAAATGTATGTTGAAAAAATCGGTGATCACTTAGGTGGTATGGATTCTGGTGGTGCTGGAGACGGTAGTGACTGGGAAACTTTATTCTCAACTAGTTTATATGAAGATATGAAGGATAAATTAGTAGTAGAACCATTGTTTAACAATAGAGTTACAATGAATTCTAGAACTTTAGTATTCCCATACAATCCAGAAGCAGGACACGCATCTTGGGTAGCTGATACAGCATATAAATCTACAAATGGTGATTCATCTGGTGTTGCTAGAACACATTTACCAGGCGATAATCTATTAAAAGCTGAGAAATTAGCTTCTAAAGAATATTTAGGTTATGAAGAAGAAGAAGATTCAATCATCGCGATTGCTCCTATTGTTCGTAATGCTATTGTTCGTAGAATGTCTCGTACAACAGATACTGAATTACTTCGTGGTAATGCTGGTGTTGAAACTATTGCTGGTCAAACAGGTTTAGCTTTAATTACAGGTGTTGCAACTTTCGCAACAGATAATAGTGCTTCAGTAACTCAAGCTGGTACATTTGGTGCAGCTAATCCAGTTACTATTGCTGACTTACAAGCTACACGTAGAAAAATGGGAGCTTACGGTCTTAATCCTAGTGAAGTTGTTTACTTAGTTAACGAAAGCGCGTATTACGATTTAATGGATGATCCTGATTTCCGTACTATGGATTTAGTTGGCGAAAATGCTACTATCTTACGTGGTCAAATTGGTTCCGTTAATGGTTCTCCAGTAATTATATCAGATACATTTGCTACTGCAGCAATTGGTACAGTAGCTGCTGTTGCATTAAATGCATCACATTACTTATTTGGTGAATTACGTGGTATGAGAGTTGAACGCGACGTAGATATTGAAAACCAAAAGAACGTTTTAGTTGCTACTCGCAGATTTGCGTTTAATGAATTAATTCCAGGAGCTACAAGCTCTGCAGCATTAATTTACCCAGCATCATAAGATAACAATAAACCTTTTTAGGTTTATTTTTGAGCTGCTTAATTTGGCTTAGGTCGGGGGTGTAAAAACCCCCTACCCTTTTTAAGGATAACAATGGCAATTATAAATTTAAGTACATATAAGAAAATGAAAGGTATTACAAGTACAACTAAAGATGTAGAAATTTCACAGTCAATAGCTGCTGTTAATTCATACATACCAAGTTACTGTAATAGAGAATTCACAGCTTATTATGCTACTGACAAAACAGAATACTTTGATGGTGTAAGAAACAAGGAATTATTTCCAAATGTATACCCATTAGTATCAATAACAACGGTTAAGGTTTCCACAGATGGTGGACAGACTTACCCAACTACGTTGGCGGAATTTACCGACTATGTAGTAGATTTTAAAAACTCAAGTGTAATATCTAACGTAGACTGCTTCGTAAACTCAGATATACCTATCAACAGTGTTGAAGTTATATATAAAGGAGGTTACGTAAAGGTTCCAGAAGATTTACAACTGGCTGCAGCACATTTAGTGGAATACTACTTGGAAGAACAATATACACCTAAGAAAGCTTTCTCAGGTGTTAGTGTAGAAAATGTTAGCATTTTAGATAATAGTGCTAGATTACCAGCACACGTTAGAAGGATTTTAGAGCATTATAGATCTCTAAATATGTAATATGCCAAAATCAAAGATAACTAAATCAAAACCTAGTATTACAGGAACTTCAGATGGTGAAGCAACTAAAATAGCTTTGTCAGACTATGTGAAGAAGTTCTCTAAACAAGAACTACCTGCAGCTGAGGAGTTATCAAGCATACTAGAAGCGTTCCCACTTAGTTACTTAGATTTAAGAGACAAAGCTTTTAGGGAGATGATAGGGTTTTCTAATTCTATTATAAGTAACTCTGATTGCTTGGGAAGCATTACAAGCTTTAGGCAGTGATGCTGTATTTAATTCTAAAGATCATACTTTACAAACCAGCGATATATCAACATCTTTATTAAGGTTAAAAATTATAGAGAAAAACTGGCCTAAATCTAAAATGACTGCAACTATGGCTAAGCAACTTAAAACTGCTATGGTTATATTAAATAAGTTAAAGAACATTACATACCAACAAGCTGTATCCTTAGGATATGGTAAAGGAGGTTCTAAAGGTGGAAAAATACAACCCTCATTAACAGATATGGAAGCTCTTATGAGTCTAGCTGACTCACCCCATAAGATAGTAATGAAAACTGTTAGAAGTAGTTATATAGATTCTAAAAAAGGTATAGGTTCGGTACATATAGACTGGGAAGATGCTTCATTAAATAGAGTGAAGGGTAGATTATCTAGATCAGTAAATGCACAAATTGATAAAGTGTTTGGAAAACCCTCTAAAAATACTATAAGTTATCTAGAGAAAATGAATATAATGGATATAGAATCCTCACCCTCATTCCTTTTAGATATGGAAGCTTATATTACTACGGCGCTGCTAGGTAAGAAAATAACTAAGTATAAACGTAAAACAGTTAGTAAGACTCAGTATAAGTTATCAAATAGAAACAAAGTAAAAAGGGCTAAAAGACAATTAGAAGGTAAAGCACTACCAAAGCTACCAACAATTAAAAATATACAAGAAGGTGCAGAACTTCCATTATTTAGTATACAAGTATTAATAAACGAAGGATTAGCAAAACAAATAAAGGGTAATATGGGAGAACCATACCACCCTCCAGTATTGCTAAGAAATCAAACTGGTAGGTTCTCAGAGTCTGCAAAGTTATTAACTTTAACAAGAGGTCAAAGAGGAACACTGTTGGGTACTTATACCTATCAAAGAGATCCCTATGATACATTTTTACCTGAGGGTAAATTAGGTACACCGGAAAGAAATCCCAAAACATATATAGAAGGATCTATTAGAGAATTAGCTCTAGCTATTATGAAGCGCAAATTCCCCGGCCTAGTATTGGAGCTAACTTAAATGTCAAGACGAAGAAAAATAGTAAACAAACTAAGAGATACATTATCGGAGGAAATATGTGGGGTTGATCCATATAATTCAGACTTAAGAGATAGAGTATTTAACAAATTAAAATTTTGGGATGAAGTAAATGATTATCCCTCAGTTTTTGTAACCGCAGGGCAAGAGACCAGAGAGTATCTGCCAGGCAATTTTAAATGGGGACACCTACTTGTATCTATTCGTATATACGTTAGTAGTGAATACCCAGAAGAAGATCTAGAAGGCATCTTCGAAGATATAGAAATAATCATAGACGAATACGGCAATTTGGAATATGATACGAACAGTATGATAGAAGATATGCAGATATTATCTATTAATACTGATGAAGGGTTACTAGCACCTATCGGCGTAGGTGAAATGACTATTAAAATAATGTATGATTTAGAGAGTAATTAAATAAATATTTAATAAATCTAAACTACGTTTAAGGAGAATAAACTAATGGCTAGAAGTTTAGCAAGAAATACGAAAGTATATGCATCTACTCTAACTAAAACTGCTTTAGAGGCGGGAAGCGCAGCTATAACAGATACTTTTGAAGTTAAGGTATTAGATGGATATAGCTATTCACAAGATACAACAAATGAAGAAATCTCAGTTAATGAAGCTGGTACAGCACCAGTACGTGGATCAAGAACATTTAATACTGCACTTAATCCAGCAGATGTAACATTCAGTACTTATGTTAGATCATTTATTAATGCAGATACATATGGAGATTCTGGTGAGAAGATTCTATGGGCAAGTGCTCTAGGTACAGCAACAGGTTTCACTAACAGTGCAACTGCTGGTTCTGAAACACCACCAAACACATATGATAGATCAAACGGAGCGGGTACTGAAGATATTATATTCAATCTTAGTACTTCAAACTCTAATGAATTATTAACGTTAACATTAATTTTTAACTTAGATAATACTACTTATGTAATTGAAGATTTTAACGTAGCAACTACAGAAGTTGATTTCAGTATTGATGGTATCGCTACTATTAACTGGTCAGGTCAGGGTTCTAGTGTTAAAGAAAGTCAAGTTATGCATGATGAAGTTGCAACTTGGGTAGCTGGTTCAGATTATACAGCAACACCAGTAACAACAGCATCAACATTCATAAGAAACAAGTTAAGTACTTTAGTTCTTACAGATCACTCAGACACTCCAGCACAAGCACAAGATGCTATTGATACTGTAGTTAGTCAAGTAATAACAATGAATTCAGTATCAGCATTAACTGCAAGTGAATTCATTGATGGTAAGATCAAAAATACAACAAGAGCTCCTACAGAATGGGCAACTATTATATCTAATGATACAGACAGTGTAACAGTATCTGCAGCAGATGATGTAAGTACTTGGGTGAATACCGACGTTGTAGATCTTTACACAGCACTAGAACATGCTGGAGTTGATTACACAATTCCTATTACTGGTGCTACATTAACAGTAGAAAATAATTTCACATACTTAACTCCAGAAGAGTTAGCGGTTGTGAATCAACCACTACCTGGATTCTCAGGAAGCAGGGTTACATCTGGTACGTTCACAGCATACTTAAATACTGGTGCGGAAGGAACAGGTGGTTTACTACAAGATCTATTAGAAAAGATTAATGAAGTTTCAAATAACTTTACATTAACATTTCAAATGGGTGGAACAACAACAACTAATCCTAGAGTATATTTCAATATTCCTTATGCTCAAATTGGGATTCCAACAGTTAGTGTTGAAGACATCTTAACTACTGAAATTTCATTTAGTGCTCAACCTTGGGATACTGGCAACAGTGTAGCGAGTTTCGAAGATACAAATGAAATAACAATTCAATATTTACCAGCAACATAATATAGAGGGGGGTTTATCCCCCTCTACTTTTTAGGAGATTTACCAAAATGGATTTAAGCACATTAATTGTACCAATTTCAAAAACATCAATAGAGTATCCAGGATGCCCAGACTTTTGGGTTGAACTAGCATACTTAACTAAAGATGAGTTAATGAAACTTAGAGATAAGTGTACAAGTCAAAAATTAGATAGAAAAACAAGACAAATGAAGGAAGATGTTGATAGTGACCTTTTCCAAAAGTTATACATAGAAGCTATTGTAGTAGGTTGGAAAGGACTTAAAATTTCTTACTTAAAATCTATGATTCCAGTTAACTTATCTGGTATTGAAGATATAGAAGCTGAAGTAGAATTCAGCCCAGAAAATGCAGAGTTACTAATGAAGAATGGTGTAGACTTTGATAACTGGGTAACTTCAGTATTGGATGATGTTGAAAATTTTACCAAAGTCAGCTAATATTAATAGAGACTAAGTTAAGAAACTTCTACAATAACTCAGCAGTTAAAATGACTACTGAGAAATATTTTATGATGTGTGAACAATTAGGCAAAGAGCCTTTAGAAGAGGAAGTACCTGCAACCTTTGAGGATTTCCCATACGTCGTACAAACAGCTATGAATATTCACGCGGTCCTCCCAGATAAGTGGGAGGGCTTCAGTGGTACATATATGGGAAAAGAATATGTATTACTTCCATACTTAGCTGATGTAGTATATAAGGTTGACAATAAAGCACAATTAGTACAGTTCGTTACTTTAATAGATAGAATAATTACAGAGTATAGAGCTGCAGAACAGAAAATAAGACAAAAGAAAAACAATAAGAAAAAATAAAATTTAAAAGGGCACATTAATGGCTAAGCAGTATACCCAAAGATATACACTGAAAATGAATGCTGAAGGCGTTCAAACTATAACTAAAGAAGTTGTTCAAATGAATTCTGCTTTAGGTACATCAAGTAGTGCAGTTAAAGGAACAACTGACGCCTTTAAAAATGCTAAGAAAGCTCAAGATCCATATCTACGTGGATTGAAAGGTGCCGGTGGTGGTACAAATAACCAAAGTAAGGCCTTTTCTAAAATGGCTCAAGGTATGAATGGCACACTTGTGCCTGCATACGCCACAGTAGCAGCAAACGTCTTCGCGTTAACAGCTCTATTCGGCGCACTTAGACGAGCGGCAGATTTTGATATATTAACTAAATCTGCTGAGACTTATGCCGTACAAACCGGTAGATCCTTAACTGGATTAAGTCAGTCTATGAAAGACATTACAAACAACGCAATAACTATGAAAGAAGCTTTAACTAGTGCTAGCATAGCTGCGTCTGCTGGTTTTGACAATTCAACTATTGAGAAACTAACACAAGTTGCTAGAAACGCGTCAGTAGCCTTAGGTAGAGATATGACCGACTCTTTAGATCGTGTATTCAAAGGTGCTATTAAAGCGGAACCAGAATTACTAGATGAGTTAGGTATTATACTTAGATTAGATCCAGCAGCTAGAAAATATGCTGCTTCTATAGGTAAGTCTGTATCTGCTTTAACTACATTTGAGAAACAACAAGCGGTTGTTAACGAAGTAATTGAACAAGGTGAAGAAAAGTTTAGTGAGTTCAGTGATGTAGATGTAAATGCCTTTACACAACTAGGTTCTGCATTTACTGATATTAG